CTCTTTCCATATACATAAGAACATTCTTTAGGTCTCGCCCCGATGAGTCTAGGGTACCATCAATCAAATCTTCTAACTCTCTAATGCCATCTTCTGTTAACATTGGTCTTTTAAGGTTTACTAGTAAATCATTTATTTCATAAATTCTAGTTCCTTGGACACCATCTGTTACTGAATGGATAATGTTGTCTAACACTTTTAAAGGTTTTTTCTTGCTACTTAATCTGGTTTCTTGCTGCTTTTTAGCATCATCTATTATCTCGTTTAAAGTTAATTTTCTTTCTTTTAAAATTGGGAAAAGATTTGTTAATGTCTTTTCTTTCAATCCTTTGATTCCTTTGATTGAATCTGAATCATCTCCAATGATTGTTTTAACCAATGCAGCGTTTTCGTAACTATAGCAAAAGTACGATAAAAAATTGGATTTGTCAACATAATTCTTAATTGATTTATCACAAAAGTATATTCTTACGTCATCATTAATCAATTGAGCCATATCTCTATCATTTGTACAGATAGTTATTTTCTCATTTTCTTTTTTAGTTAAACAATAATAACCAATGAAATCATCACCTTCGATAATTTCATGTCTTAATTGTCTAACATACATTTCATTTAAGTATTCCCAAACTAGCTCACGCTGAAATAATTCTGATTCATCAATTGGTTGGGTTCCATTTATGAAATCTTTACCTCTACCACTTTTGTATGGTTCATAGATTTCATACCTCATTTTACCACTAAAGTTACCATCCCAAAAAACATATACCTTATGGTATAGTTCTTCAGTTAGTAACATTCTTAGTGTTGTGAGGAATTGATAAATGCCACCGATATGGTGACCATTTTGATTGTATTGGTTTTTAGCACCGAAAAAGCCCGTTTTAAATAGGGCATTTCCGTCTACCAATAATGTGTTTTGTATTCTTTCTACTGTTTCACCGTTTCTTGGTGGTCTTTTGTTCATATTAGAACGTTTAAAGGGTTATTACTCTTTTTCGTAAGCATCAGATTTAAAATCTTCCTCAATAACTTCAAAGTCAGAAAAACTAGTTCCTAATTTTTCATTTATGAAATCTTTCTTTTCTTTAACGTATACATTTTTTTCATCTGGATTAATAAACCCATGTGGTGTTGAGCAAATAGAACCCATTCTTTCAATACCATTCACGTGGTTTTTCACACATTCAATATCAGTTCTAACACCAAAATTAAAACTTTTACCACCATTTACAGCATCTAATTTTTTAGCTGATGATGTTGACTTACCACCCATATGAAAAATCATTCTAACACCGTATTTAAACCCTTCACCACCATTGTGCATAATTGTTGGTTGACCTACAGCATTTGGTCTTAACCAAATTTTTTGTACAGCAACAAATGTGTTGATATATGGTGCGTTCTCTCTTCTAGATGCTGGAATTCTGAAATTCAATATTGATTCAAATTCTCTCTTTAAAGCACCAGCAGTCCATTGGTTGTTGTTTGTATTTGAAACAGCACCTTGGAAACAACCAATAGAACCAATAGAGTCCCAAAGGAATGTAATATTATGTGGAAACTCACCTTTTTCTTGTTTATCTAAGATTTCATTCATTAAACGTGCGATATCTTCAACAACTGGAATAAATCTTAATGGTGTTGTTTTCATTTTGGCATCTTTATAGTCAAAATTTTGATACATAGCTAATAAATCACTACCACCAAAATACATAAAGTCATTACCATCATAATCTATGATTTCACCAGTTTCTTCATCAACAATTTCTTCAAATTTAAAACCAACTAATTTAGCGTGTTCCCAGTTAAAACTTCCTTCGGTATCTATGATGATACAGTAATCACCTAATTTTTGTGCTCCAGCTAAAGATTCATAAATACCAGTTGATTTACCAACATCTGAGAACCCTCTGAATTGTGTTGTATAACCACGTGGTACACCTGGCAACCCTACTGCATCATGAAAAGCTTTTTTAAATGGAATCCATGTTAATTCTTTTTCTTTTACTGTTTGCTCACCTAAACCTAGGCTTTTTTTAAAACTTTTGTTATCAAATGATTTTTTTTCAATCGGTTTTTTTTGTGGTTTTGTAGCCATCTTAAATAGATTTTATTTTTTCGTTATTTTAGAACAAAAAGCACCAATTTCTCAGTGCTTTTTGTTTAGTTTTGATTAGATTAGAATGGTAAATCATCTTCTTCATCTTCTGTAGTAACAGAAGTTTCAGTAGCTTTAGGTTCTGTTATAGTTGCAGCTTGTAAATTAGCTTTAACATTATCAATACCCATTGTAATTTCTTCTTCTTGAGTAGAATTAGACTCAGACTTCAATGCTTCTTTGTCAACAAATTTTTTCTCATCTTTATCCCATACTGGAACACCACCTTTAACGATTATCTCTAAATAATCATAAGTTCTTACAGAATAAACATCTTCCCATGTTCTAGTATCACTTAACCATTTCTCAGCTAATTCAGCATCTTCAGATAATGGTGTAGCATCTAATGCAGATATAGAAGTTACAACTGGAATTTTGTTTTGGTTTCTTTGGATAGATATAGCTAAATCACGACCAGAAGTTGCATTTGTAATATCTTTGTTTGTTTTCAAAGCTGTTAACAAACCATGGATTTTATCAAAGATACCTTCTTTTCTGTAATCATGGTTGAATCTCCAGAATTTAACACCCCACTCTTCATTCTCTCTGTCGATAACTTTAACAACATACATTTTACGAGCGTTATATTTTTTAGCTAATTCTTTGTCTGATTCTTTACCAGTTGCTAATAACTCTTCACGAGCCTCGCAGAAAGGACATGCTTCTCCTTTTTGGTGTTTCAAACATGCGAATGTTTTCCATTCACCTTCGATTTGAACTTTGTGTCCATGTACCTCAACAAATGGTGAACCATCTTGTGAAGGTAAGATTCTAATCTCTTTAGTTGCTGAATTAATTCCGTCTTTAATGAACGTATTAAAATAGTTTTTTAAATCATAAACTTTTTCTGATTTTTTTTCGTACCTAGGAGCGTTGTTCTTCTCGTACTGTGCTAGCATTGCTTCCAATGCACTTTTTTCATTACTCATCTTTTTTTCTTTTTTTATTTATTGTTATTACTTACACATTTTTCTTACTACAAATATACGATATTTTTTCAAAAAGTCAAGTTATTTTTTGATAAAATTTAAAGTATTTTCACAATAACTTATTACAAATGTACAACAAGTTTTTAGATATTGCAAGTAAAAACTAAAAAAAGTTTTAAAAATAAAAAAACCCCATTTCTGAGGCTTTTTTTTTTAAAGTATTTTAGATATCTTCTTCATCAAATTCATTTTCATCATCTGGTGTTACACCGAAACTTTTTTTGATTTCTGGTTCACTATATGTAGTATCTATTTCATCTTGAGTTAATGTATACTCATCTTTTTTATCATCATTTACATCATATGCACCTTCTTTGTCAGCCCAATAATCTTCTAATCTTTGAGAATAAGGGAAAGAATGTTTTACTTGTAATTCCAATTTTTCAACTGGTGTAGGATTTCTTTTAACAATTTCTTTTTCTAAATCTTCAATTTTAGCACTAACAGCATCCATACTAGCAATGCGTGATTCTAAATCAGTTAATTTTTGTAAAAGTATTTCAGTATTTTGTGTTGCTTTATCAGCAGACATTTTAGCTTCTTCTGAACCTTGTACCAAAGATGTAACATCAACTTCAATATCATCAGATGTATCTTCAACTGGTTCTTCAACTGGTGCTTCAATATCATCTACTGGTTCTTCAACTGGTTCTTCAACTGGTTCTTCAGCTGGAACTTCTTGTCCATCACCTTCTGGTGTTTCAACACCTAATTCAGCAGCTAAATCATCAGCAGCAGCAGCAGCGTCAGCATCTTCACCTTCTTCTTCTAATGATACTTTATCATTTAATAAAACATCTTTATCATTATAAGGGTCATTTGCTAAAAATTTATATTCAGAAATCATCTTAAATTTTTTAAGTTCTTCTTTTAATAATTCTGGGTTTAATATTACTTTCTTTCTCATTTATTATTAGAATAATAATTGTCTACCATCTTCGGTAATTATTTTTTTGTTGATTCTTTCAATAAGGCTTTTATCACCTTTGATGACACAAACACCAGAACTACAATCCATATTTGGGTCTTGACTTTCAGTGTTTAAATATCCATCCAATGCTTTATCTAAACCTTTTTGGTTAGATGGTGTTGGTTTTGAGTTATTAGTTTTATTATTTTCCATAACATTAATTTTTATTTTTGATTTATGTTTATATATAAATATCTATATAACATCAAAAAACCCTACTTATATTGAAAATAGTAAGTTCAGAACCATTTAATAAAATAAATTTGTTTTGGTATTCAGACCAATCTATTTTTATTGATTTATTATCAATATTACCAATTGATTCTGGATAAAGATTTTCAATTAATTTATTCAAAGCATTTATTGTATAAATTGCGTTACCTTTTTTATGAATAGGAACAGCACTTGGGAATAAATTTTTTAGATTTAGTGGTTTATCTGGTTGTATGCTTATTTTAAATGTTATAATAACTTTTGATTCATCATCTAAATTTTTATAACAAAATACTTTATTTTTAGCAATACTAAATTTGGTTTCTAAATAACCTAGAAACCATTCAACTCTCTCTGGAAATATAAAGGTTGCTAATAGTATTGTTTTGTTCATTTTTAATAGAGTATAGATAAGGTAAAAACTTAATTTGATAACCAAGTTCTTCAATGTAATTCTTATACTCTATAAGTATGTCGCTTTCCTCCAAAAAGACTGGGCTTTTAGATTTAATTTTTGTTTTAATCTTATCTTTTTCATAGCCAATATAAGACATTAACGTTAAATCGATACCAAAGATAAATTTATCGCCATAAATGTAAATCATGTCGCCATTAACGAATGTAACTAAATCTTTAATTGAATATAATTTTCTTATAATTTTCCAAAGACTTTTTGATTTATACTGTAATGGGTCAATGAAAACATATTTAATATCTTTCGTTAAATCATTATACACTTTATTTATGAACCAAGATAAATCTTCTGAATGTTTATCTCTTCTTTCAGTTCTTTTAAACGTCCAATATAAATTTGGTTCTACCTCAATATCTAAAATATTAAATTCTGGATAGTGTTTATTAACATAATCAAAACCAACAATTAAAGTAGGTAACCCATGGATTATTTCATCCATGGATTTCACTACGTTAAATTCTTCTGAAACGTTTATATTATTACTTGAAACTATGTTCGCAACTTTCATATTGCAAATGTACAAAAAATATTTTAAATAAGTAACATTATTCTGTTAATTCAGTAAAAGTATTAGTTTTAATCATATTGTAATATTGATTTGCAAATTTAACTCTTTTAGGGTCATAATCACCATTTAATATTTTATCTACATCAAAATCAAAATGACCTTTAGTACCAGCTTCATAAGTTTTTTGAAAAATTTTAGCTGCATCGGTTGCTGTTTTAACATTTTTCAATGCTGCTAATGTATATGACCAATAACCAGTTAATTCAGAATATAAGAAATTAAGTTGTACTTTATAATCATCAATTGTTGATTTTGAAGAACTAGCTAAAGAATTTAAAGATTTTTGTCTGTCAGCCCTCCATTGAGCAAAACCATAAGCACCACACCCACCACCTTCTTTGTTGTATGCTTGTGGGTTGAAATTAGATTCTCTATATAAACTACCCATAATACCAGCTATAGCTTCATTACTTAATTTAGTAACATTTTTTAACTCTAGATACATATCTTTAGATAGAACTTTATTAGTACCATTTGTAGGTAAACTTGGACAACCAGTTTTTTGAACTATTGATGAACTATCACTACCATCTCCAGCTCGTTTAATATATTTACCATCACAACCAGAATAAACAGTTTCTTTACCGTCTGATTTTTTAGGGTTTTTAACAACGCTATCGTAATCTTTAGTCATATCTATTGGTTTTCCAAATACATTTGGACTTTTATTTAATAAACATTTTGCTGATGTACCATGATATTCCCAATGCCATACTTCATCGTATGAACCACCGTTTCTAGCCCATAAAGGATTAATAAATCCGTACACATATGAGTTATTATATAACCATTCTACAGCTGGATTGTAAGTATAATCAAAATCTTTTCTAATACTGCCATCCTCATAGTCAAATTGCATCATATTACCTTGTTTATTAACCCAAGACATATCTACTGCTAAACCCCAACCATGGTAAGAGGTTCCAGCTTTTGCTGCTGTTTTTTGTCCTTTAGCTAAACCAACTTGTTGAGCATATCCTCTATAAAGAGAACCAACATTACCATATTTACCTTTTGCATTTGTTTTAAATCCATTGTCTTTCATCCATTTAGACCATGCT